GTTTATGCATTCTGTGTAGTACATTACCTCTCGCTTCGTTCCTATTGCTAAAGAGTTTTTATGAACTGTGTTGTGTTTTTCGATTGCTAACAGTCAACCTACGTCAATCCTGCCGCCCTACTACCGGACGCGGCTCAACGTGTACGAGTGCTCCTCTCGGATGCCTTTTACTCAGCGGTATTTGCAAACTGGCCCGCCAACCTTATGTGTTAGATTGTTTTGCCTTGATGTTTTGTTCTAGCAACGCCTGTTTGAGTTTGTCTGATCCGCCTACTCTAACATTAATGATACCATTATAGTATTCATCAGTTTCAAGCACACGCCTATCAAACTGTTCTCTTGCCTCTATGTAGGACATTTCGCCCCTACCTTTACATAGGTATAGTATTTCTCTTGTAAACTTGCTTGGACCTAATTCAGCAACATCTGCGTTTAGTCTATCAGAACTTCCCCAATATTCACGCCAGTCGCTTTCTTTATATCCTCGCCTTTTGTTTTTTTTGCCTTTGAGTGGTGGCTTAGTAGTCTTAAACTTTGCTAGTTTTTTGCCTATGTACTTTTGGCCTGTGATCTTATTTGTAATTAGATAAACAAATCCTTCGTATTCGTCGGATATAGATTCTACTTCTTTACCTTGATAAGTCCACTGCATGAACTTATATATGTGTACCTAGTTGTTGTCGCCTTTGGTCTTGGTTTTTCTGGTTGTTACGTGTTTTTCGTGTATTTCTTCCATGCGTAATTTTGCTAATCTACGTATTTCACGTAGCCATCTTCTAGCACTAGTATGTGTTCTAACACTATTACGATCTTCAAATTTGTCGTTTTCTTTAAAATATTCCATGTAGGCTTTTGTCAGTTGATCATGTACATCATCAATCATAATACATTGCCTTTAGTGTAATTGGATTAAAACCTGTTGCATGTGCGGCTACTTTTGTATGACAATCACCTTCGATGCCTTTTAAAAATGCTCTTTCAATTCTTGCTTGTGCAAAAGTTTTTTCATGGTTGGCTTTTTTTACTATATCAATAGTACTAGAATCATTTTTTCTAGTTTGCAATGCAATTATTCCTTGTCCTACTGCCGGTATAATAGGTACTCTGATCCATGTACGTCTGATATCTAGTGTTTGTAAACCAGCTTCAGCTAGTATGATAGCATCATATTCTTTGTTGTCAAGTTTTTCTAATCTAGTATCAATATTACCTCTAATAGGTTTAATTTGCACACCAATGTTACTATAGAGTTGTTTTAATTGTGCGGCTCTTCTTGGACTACTTGTGCCAACTGTAAATCCATAACTTACTTTTCCTATCAAAACGTCATGTGGGCTATTTCTTTTTAGTGTTGCTGATATAACTAAGTCAGGATGTTCTTCGCCCGGCATATCCTTTAAGCTATGCACTGCAACATCTATATCACCTTTAAGTAAACTAGTTTCAATTGCACTACAAAAGACACCTTTACCTCCGATTTCATGAATAGGAGTATCTGGATTAAGATCACCCTGTGTTTTAATCACAACAATTTCGGTATCACAAGGTAATTCATTGCATACACGATTTGCGTATGCAAGTGCTAAATCACTACCTCTAGTACCAATTTTTAATTTCATTCTACAATCTCAATGTCATTTGCATAACTTGTAAATCCGTTTTCTTTAACAACTCTCATTACATGATTTACACGACCTACAAGTTCGTCTTTGTGTGATATAAGATAAACATTTTTATCTCTTTCTCGTCCCATTTTCTTTAGAACGCCTAATGCACCTTCGACACCTGCTGTGTCCATACCGCTATCAATTAACTCGTCAATAAACAATAAGTTAATATTTTGATATAGACTTTCCCAAACGTCACGGAATGCAAAGCTCATACCGAGTATAAGTCTATTACGCTCACCTCTACTTAAATTATCAAAGTCTAGATCCTGTCCTAATTGTGTAATTTCAACAGCTAGGTCATTTTGGAATACGACTTGATGAGGTAATCCTAATTTTACAATATAATATGTAAGTCTGTTGTTTAAGTATGCCAAGTTTTGTTCAATAATTTTCTTACGTATAAAACTATCTTTATTTGTAAGGAGTTTTAATAAAAAGTCTTGATGTTCTTTAAAGTTTGTAAGCTCATTAACAGTAACCCAACTAATTTCTTGTATAGCTGTTTGATTAAGTTCGTCAATCTGTGCTTGATATGGATCAGACTCTTGTTGTTTTGCAGTAAGAGATTGTTTTAATCTATCAACATTTTGTCTATGCTCATATGCTTCTTTAGCAGTTTCGTAGAATGTATCAGGCTTACCATTTATCTCACCAATTTCTTTTAATCCATTTAAAACTTCAGAACGTTTTGTATCAATTTCACTAGCATATAATAATGCATCATCAAGTTCTTTAGCTTTTCTATCTGCAATTTCTGCTTTTTTATCTGCATGAAGTTCTTGACCGCATGTATAACATACAGCATCTTCAAGATTTGCGATGTCTTTTTGTGCTTTTTCAACACTTTTAGTAGCACGTTGTAGTGCTGGCTCTAGTGTGCTTAATTCTTTTTTAAGAGCCATAATAGCATTATTGTGTTCAGACCAATTAGATAGTTTTTCGTGGCTATCTAATTCTTTATCAATGTCCAAATGTTCTAATTCGTCAATGCCTGTTGACAGTTTTTCAACATCTTTTTGCTGTTTTGCCTTCCAAGCACGTTGAGTTCCTTGCAGACTTTCAATAGTACTTTCAATTTTACTATTTGCTGTTTGCATTGCTTCAATTTTTAATGTTTCTTGGGTGATTGCTTCTTTAGTTTGTTTTGTTTGTTCTTTTAAAGACTCTGCTTTTTCACTTAATATAGTAATACCTAATAACTGCTCAATTATAGCACGTTGATCATTTTGCCTCATACTCAAAAAAGGTTCAGTATAAGTGTTCAGTGCTACGATATGCTTAAACATATCATGGGTCATGCCTAGCAGTGTGTTAATTGATTCTTGTGTCTTTCTACTGTCGCCTTGTGACTCATCGGTCATTTCTTGTTCTTGATTGTTGATATAAAACTTTAGTACGTTAGGTGATCGGCCTCTCTCAATCCTGTAATCAATACCATCTTTTTCAAAATGTAAAGTTACTAGCATACTCTTGCTATTAGTTTTATTAATTAGGTTGTTGCGTTTAATATTTGTTAGTGCTATACCATACAAGGCATAACTTAGAGCATTGATTATAGTAGTTTTACCAGTGCCGTTACGTGATCCTGCATCATCGCCACCTTGATCTAAGTTCTCGCCTAGCACAAGTGTTAGTTGTTCTTTGTTAAAGTCAACAGCCTGAGTCTGATTGCCCACACTCATAAAGTTTTTTACGGTTAAGTCTTTAATACGTATCATAATTCGTTATAAATGTCCAATAGCATTTTTTTGTTAAAGTTATCTGAGTCAATTGCGGCAATTTCACCGCTAACAATTTGATCTACACTTTCAAACTGTTGTATATCTACATCTGTAGTAATTTCTTCCATCTGTTTTTGCGGAATAAGTGATAGCTCTCTACATTTATATTGTGTAACAAATGTTTCCTTGATAAACGTTGCCTCTTCAAAAGAAATTGGAACATCTATAGTAACACGCAAATACATCTTAGGCTTAATAACAGCATCAGTGTCTTCTAATAGTCTTTTTAATCCAATAGTTCTATACTTAGGACAATTATCCCAATTGATATACTGTGGTTCTTTATTATTTTCCTTATCAAGTATCATCATTCCACGATCGTCATCCCATGCATCAGCATAGTTGTGTGGAAAAGCATTACCTAGGTAATGTACTTTGCCTTGTTTTTGCCGTTTATGAAAATGACCACTAAAAACATACTCTTGATGTTCAAAGTGTGATGCTTGTAGCTCACCTGTATCAGGCATTTGTACCATAGCATTCATATAAAAACTGGGTAATTCAAAATGTCCGAACAAATATTTTGTTTTAATGTTTTTTATCTTCTTCCATTCGTCGCCTACCAGCCACGGAACAAGTGCAACATCATCTTCTTGATAAATTTTATCAATAAATGTTATTCCAGGGATATGTTTTGCAAATGCAGTAGAATTAACATCACGTTTATCTTTATAGTATAAGTCGTGGTTACCATCAAAGAAATAAAATTTCTCAAACGATTTACCTAGTTTTTCCATACAACGTATAGTAGAGTCCATGGTTGTAAGATTGAGACTGTTTCTATTATGATGCCAATCACCACAGAAAATGCCAGTTTCGCAACCGTTAGCTTGTGCTTGTTCAATATACCAATCTATAAATTCTTCACAATCTTCATTATGAATCTTACTGTTACCTTTTAATCCTAAATGGATGTCGGTAAACACTGCTGCTTTTTTAAACAAATTATAATCCTTTATAAGTCTTCAATTTATTATACAATATTACAATGTAGAAGTCAACTACTTTTTAGCTTCTGCTTCACGCTTTTGAGCAGCTTCCCATTCTCCTTGATGTTGTCTAGTGTAACTAGGATTTAGGTGATTTATTTCTAAAATATCGTCTCTAATGTTTTGATTTCGCTTTTCTATATTAATAACACGCACAAAACTGTTTGTAACTGCGGCTGTATAGTATGCAAACGGATTATCTGACTTAGATTCATCAAATTGTAAGCCAATTTGTGAAAGTTGTAAGATTGCTTGTCCTTTCATCTCGTCGTTATACGTATACCCTCTAACATTACCTCTTGTTGCATAACGATCTACTAATTTTAGCCACATATTTGCAAGTTTATTAGTAGCCTTGCCGTTTTGTAAATTAAACGTACCATTTTCCATTCCGCCTTCCCAATGACTTTTGCCTACACAAACTAATTCTTCATTTTCATTGAACTTATAATGTTGGAAAGGTGGAAAATTTAATTTAACCTTTGTGTCTGCTACTGTTTTAGGATTTTTTTTACGTCCAGGTTCTTCAGGAATATGATCATATGACATAATTCTAAAGATAAGTTCTTCTTTTGTTATCTTTTTGTAGTCTACTTCACATTCAGCTTGTTTAACTTTTTTACCAGCTAATTTTGCCTCTTCAAATGCTTTTTGACTAAGTCTTTTTGCTTTGTTACGTTTTGCTTCTGCAATAGTTCTAATGTTTATTTTATCTACACTAGGTAAAATCACATCATATTGATTATAGTCTGTATCTACATAACTACAAAAAGTAGCTTTTGATTTATGTATCTCTTTTAAGATATCTTTGTTGTTTAAGTAATTAACTTTTCTCATAGGTTCTCCGATTAATTATACTTATTATAAACTACTATGTTAATAAAGTCAACTAAATACTTTATAATAAAGGAAGTTTTTTATGGCAATAACTGATAGCAATGGTAGACCAATCAATAGCGGCAGAGGAACACCTCCAAATCCTGCACAAATAGCACAAAGAGCCGCTAATGCACGTAGTTCTTTAGATCCTGCAGCATCAATTGAAGCGTTTGCTGGTTCTGAAAACATCAAAGGATTAGCCTCTGGTGCAAAACAGCGTGTTGAAGACTTTGTACAGTCAACAGGGTTTGGCAAAGCACTTAGGTCTTTCGGACTTTTACCAGATGCTGAACCAGAAGCGTTTGATTTTGTTAGTGCTACAAGTGGTGATGCAAATCCAGATTGGCGAGTCAAGTTATCCTTACCTAAAAACTTTGCTGGAGGATCTATGTTAGGACCGCTTGGCGATACAGATGGTTTAGTATGGCCTTATACTCCGCAAGTTTATATTACACATTCGGCTAATTACAGTCAGATACAGCCAGTACATAGTAATTATCCATTTTTTGCATATCAAAATTCTAAAGTGGATGCATTTAGTATTGTAGGAGACTTTTATGTTGAAAACAATTACGAAGGACAATACTGGTTAGCTGCTGTTCATTATCTTAGAAGTATAACTAAAATGGCTTATGGTAGAACTAGTAATGTAGGTGCTCCACCACCTGTTGTAAAACTTAACGGTTATGGAGATTATGTTTTTAAGGATGTTCCGGTCATAGTGCAAAGTTTTGCTATCGAACTCGGAGCTGATGTAGATTATATAAAAGTACCAGGCTATGGACCGAATGGTGCTTGGGTTCCTACACGTAGTAACATTCAAGCAACAGTACAGCCTATATACAGTAGACGTGCAGTTGAGTCATTTAGTTTAGATCAGTTTGTTAAAGGTGGATATGTTGGTAGAGGTGGATTTATTTAATGGCAAAATATACAGCAAACAGTCCGTGGAAAGATACTAACACTAAAAATGGACAGTATCTTGATATACTAAAAATACGTCCGATTCCTGCAGAGTCAGATGACATTCCGTATGTGATACAAGTGCAATACACACATAGGCCAGATTTGCTTGCCTATGATTTATACGGCGATCATAAATTATGGTGGGTCTTTGCACAAAGAAATATCAATACAATAAAAGATCCTATTTACGATTTTGAAGCTGGCACTGAAATATTCTTACCCAAAGGAGGCAATTTAAAAAGATTGCTAGGAATCTAAATGGCTAGATTAACTCCTCAGAATTTAATTGATAGAGCTACAAAAGCTGGCAAGTCTGTACAAGATTTTGCTGAAACTACAGCCGGAAATGTTGCTAAGGCTTTTGCTACTTCGCCTAATATAAATGTTAATGCTATTCCAGATTCGATTGACGGCGCACTATCAGAAAAACTATCTGCCGCAGTAGATCCTAAGTTAAACATACCTTTAGATTACAGAACACAACTGCAATACGAAAATGCTGAATTAGCAAAGTTCCAAGATCTAATAGGAATAACAAGCACAGCTGGACCTCCTTTTCCTAATGAATTACGTGATTTCGCTAGTTATAATTATGTGCTTGGTCTAGGAGTTTTAAACACCTATGAAGTTAATTTTCCAGACAAAACATATAGGCTAAGAGATCCTGAAATAATGATTACTAGATCAGGTGGTGGTTTACCCGGTAAAGCAACAACTATTTTTGAGAAAAAAGGACGTATAGAATATTATATTGATGATTTTGAAACTAATGCAATTATCGGTAATAATACAAAAACCAAACAGACTAATGCAGTGTCTATAGACTTTAAGGTTACAGAACCATTATCAATGGGGATGTTTCTACAAACACTTCAGGTTGCAGCTGTGCAAGCAGAATACAAAAATTATCTTGAAGCACCATATGTCCTTACATTAGAATTTAAAGGATGGGACAATAACGGAAATTATATTTCTAAACCTAATCTCCGTAGGATATTTCCTATTAAACTGGTCAATATAGATTTTAATGTTACCGAAGGAGGAAGTGTTTACAACGTAAGGGCCATACCTTGGCACGAACAAGGATTAGCAGATCAAGTACAAAGCACAAAAACAGATATTACTATTACTGGAAGAACAGTAGAAGAATTGTTGCAGAGTGGCGCTAAAAGTTTGATGTCTACATTTAACGAGTATGAACAGAAAAAATTAGAAAAAGAACAAGTCAAAGCAGTAGATGAATACATTATTACTTTTCCTACACAAAGAGCCACAGCTCAAGAAGAACTTTTAGGACAGGACACAGAAGTTGGTAAAGCTACAACCAACCCAGAGTTAAATGCAGGCGAGGGAGAGAAGCGAGAAATTACTGATGCAGAAAAATTAAAATTATATCAAAGCATCACTGGTAACGAAGATAGTAATGTTCCTGCAGATTTTGATGCAGAATTAAGTAAACTAGCAGGAATAGTTGTAAAACGTTCTGGTATAGGCGAAGCAGTAAGAGAAAATGCACAGAATCCAGATAATATAAACGACATAGGAAAATCTGATTTAATAGAATCGTATCTTGACGGAGGAAAGCAACCGTTTGGAAGACCAAAGTTTGTTGAAGAGACCAAACAGACAGGCGGTCCGCCTAATCAAAACAAAACTATAGGTACAGGAGTATTTAAAAGAGGTAACATAACTATCAGCAACAAAGGTAGAGATTTAACATTTAAAAGCGGTACAAAAATACAAGATATAATTGAAGAAATAATAATACTGAGTGACTATGGTAGAAAAGTAGCAGAAGCTGAACCGGATGGTAATGGATTAGTAAATTGGTTTAAGATAGAAACTGATGTATACGATATTACTAATTATGAACAAATGGATTTAACTGGACAATTTCCAAAATTATATGTATTTAGAGTTGTACCCTATAAAGTTCACATTAATAGATACATGCCTCCTACAAAAGCAAGTCCGGGAATAAAAGAGCTAGAAAAACAGGCTTGTAAACAATATGATTACATATACACTGGCAAAAACGATGATGTGTTAGAATTTAATCTTGAATTTGACAAAGCATTTTTTACAGCGATTATGCCATTTGGCGGCGAAAATAAAGCAGGAACAAAAGAAGAGAAAAGTCAAAGCCCTGGAATATCGCCAGGCCATCCTGCATATAAACCTGTACCGGGAGATACAAACAATCTAAGTAACAGTGGCAACAGCACAACTAAAGAAGTTTCTAAACCAGGAGGCACTGGAAAAGGTGGCCTACCAGAACGCACAAAAGAATCGATTGCTAGAGATTTTAATGATGCTATTGTAAACAGTAATGTAGATTTAGTCACAGCAAATATGACTATATGGGGAGACCCTTATTTTATTACAGATAGTGGTATGGGAAATTATAATGCTGCTGAAACACCGATAATAAACATGACCAAAGATGGTACTATGGATTATCAAAGTAGTGAAGTTGACTTAATTTTAAATTTTAGAACTCCGTTAGATTACAACGAAGATGGTAGTATGGAATTTCCCGGAAACGGAACAAAGCCAGTTGGTGCATTTAGCGGATTATATCAGGTTATTTTCTGTATGTCTACGTTATCCGGAGGAGTATTTAACCAACAATTAAAATTAATTAGACGGCGTAATCAAGAAGGTAGGGATACTAATAGTGAACCTACTACACAAGATAACAAAATTTATACTGAGTACGCCGATGATGCTGCAGATGCCAACACCGGACAAGGCGCAGGCACTTCAGATCAATTCGGCGGCAATGACCAAATATAGGATTATTAAATGAGTAGTAGGAATCAATTTACAAGGCAAAACCGTCCCGACTGGATGGAAGGCTCGGGACCTTATATAGGTAAGATTGTAAACCATTTAGATAGCGAATATATGGGAGCTATCGAAGTAGAAATATTAAAATTAAACGATGCTGGTAATCCTGAAGGCGGAAGCGGATATCTTCTTCCATGTTATTATGTAAGTCCTTTTTACGGTGTTACGCCAAGAGAAGGAGTGAAACCTAATCCAGGTTTTGACAACACACAAAAAAGTTACGGAATGTGGGCTATACCACCGGACGTAGGAACTAAGGTAGTTGTCCTTGCTATGGAAGGAAGTTATGGATTTGGATATTGGATTGGTTGTGTACAGGACAAATATATGAATTTTATGGTGCCCGGAAGAGCATCTACTTCATTTAACAGCGAAGATAACACTACGCCAAAACCGGTAGGAGAATACAACAAAGCATTAGAAACTGCAACTGGCAGAGATCCTACCAAATATATAAAACCTTGTGACATGGATACTTGTGATGTATTAGATAATCAAGGTTTAGCAGGTGATACTACACGCGGTACAACTACTACTAGTGCTAGACGAGAAGTTCCTAGTATGGTTTTTGGCTGGAGTACTCCAGGACCTGCTGATAGACGACAAGGAAAACCAACAGCAAATTACGGAGAAAATTTTGGTAGAAGTCAAGTTCCTTTTAATAGGTTAGGAGGAACTACTTTTGTAATGGATGACGGCGATCCTATGTTACTAAGAAAAACACCTTCAAGCGGTCCAAAAGCAGGTCCACCAGAATATTCTAGTGTAGAAAAGAATGAAGTAGGAGATGTTACTTTACCACACAATGAGCTAACAAGATGGCGTACTAGAACCGGGCATCAGATATTGATGCATAACACTGAAGATTTAATTTATATTGGTAATGCTAAAGGGTCTACTTGGATAGAAATGACTGCCCAAGGTAAAATTGATATTTTTGCTAACGATAGTGTAAGTGTACATACAAAAAATGATCTTAACATTACAGCAAGTAGAGATATTATTATGAAAGCTGGAAGAAATATAAGTTTGACAGCTGGAAAAGATGGAAGAATCACAGCAGGTGAAGGCACACATATTAGTGCTAAAACACACACCGAAACTGCACCTGATGGCATAAACATGAACGGACCGGCAGCAAAAACAGCAGATACACCTTTGCGTACTCCACAGCACGAACCGTGGATGTCACATGAAAATTTAAATCCAGGTGAATTTGTACCAAGTAAAACAGATGCTGATCCCGAAGCAGCAAATACAGCAGACGAAACAGGAAATAATTTTAAAGCAGAATATAAAAAAGTAGCGGATACATTCCGTAAAGGAAGGTAATATAAATACGTTATGAGCAATTTAGAAAAACAACTTTATAAACAAATTAGTGTGCCAGGAAAAAAGAGTAAAAGCACATCTGCCCCAGGATCGCGTACTTATAGAGGTATTAGTACAGTTAATGAGGGTAATTCATCTAAGGTGTTATACGATCTTTCATTGATAAAACAGGATATTCTAAATCATTTTCATATAAGACAAGGCGAAAAATTAAGTGATCCAGAATTTGGAACTATTATATGGGACGCACTTTTTGAACCTTTTACTGGCGATATGAAAAATGCTATTATTGAAAATGTGTCAAACATTGTTAATTATGATCCAAGAGTAAAAGTAAACAATATAACAGTTGACCAGTACGAAAGTGGACTGCAAATAGAAGTAAGTCTTACGTATCTTCCTTATAATATTTCAGAAAACATGAAATTAACATTTGACCAAAATAACGGCTTTTTGAATACATAATAATATACGCACATTACTCAATAAGCTAAATACTGTATAGAAGGAAGAGCCATGTCGTCAACAGATAGACAAAATAGATTATTAGTAGCAGAAGATTGGAAACGCATTTATCAGTCGTATAAAAATGCTGATTTCCAAAGCTATGATTTCGACAATTTACGTCGGACAATGATCTCTTATCTTAGAGAAAATTACCCAGAAGACTTTAATGATTATATTGAAAGTTCTGAGTACCTTGCTATTATAGATCTTATTGCATTTTTAGGACAAAATTTAGCATTTAGAGTTGATTTAAATGCTAGAGAAAATTTTCTAGAAACAGCAGAACGCAGAGAAAGTGTTTTACGTCTTGCAAGGCTGTTATCATATAATCCAAAAAGAAATATTGCTGCAAATGGCTTACTAAAAATTGAAAGTGTAAGTACAACTGAAACACTTTTTGACAGTAACAACACTAACTTAGAAGGACAAACAATTTTATGGAATGATCCTTCCAATCCAGATTGGAACGAGCAGTTTACAAAGGTGCTTAATGCTGCACTTCCGGTTAACGGAACTTTTGGCAGACCTATTAAAAAAGATAATGTTAACGGAATACCAACTCAACAGTATAGATTTAATAGTACAAACTCAGATGTGCCTGCTTTTAGTTTTTCAAAATCGGTAGACGGATCAACCACAAGATTTGAAGTAGTTTCTACTGATATATCTGATGGCACTATTTTAGAAGAAGCTCCATTCCCAGGAAACAACTTTGCATTCTTATATAGAGATGACGGTCGCGGACCAGCAAGTAGTAACACAGGATTTTTCTGTCATTTTAGACAAGGTACTTTGGACCAAGGAACATTTAATGTAAGTAATCCAAGCACTAATCAGACAGTTGCAGTAGATGCAACAAATGTTAATAACACTGATTTATGGCTTTACAAATTAGATAGTTTCGGAAAAGAAATAGAACAATGGACAAAGGTTGAAGCGACAGAAGGTAACAATGTTATCTATAACAGCCTGTCTAAAAATATTAGAAATATTTTTAGTGTTTTAACTCGTATTGATGATAGAGTAAGTTTAATATTTTCAGACGGTGTCTTTGGAAATTTACCGCAAGGAAATTTCAGAGTTTACTATAGAACAAGTAAAAATGCAAGACTTGTAGTTGACCCTAAAGATATGCGTGGCATTAGTATTGATATTAATTATGCCTCAAAGGTAGGAAAAGTAGAAACAATTAGCATTACATATAGCCTACAAAGTACAGTAGACAATGCAACAGTTTCTGAAACTAATGCTAATATACGACAACGTGCTCCTGCAACTTATTACACACAAAATAGATTAGTCACAGGCGAAGACTATCAAATTGGTCCATTAAGCATTAGTCAAGAAGTAATAAAAACCAAATCCGTGAACAGAATTGCAAGCGGAATAAGTAGATATTTTGACTTATTAGATGCAACAGGAAAATATAGTAAAACTAATTTATTTGGTATTGATGGAATAATTTATAAAGAAATTATTACAAACAAAAATAAATTTACATTTTTAACTCAAACGGATGTGTCTGGTGTAATACTGAATAATATAGAACCTATACTATCTAGTAAAGCAATGAGAAATTATTATTTTGTAAAATTCCCCAAAGTTGATACAAACGATTTGAATATAACTTGGGTTCAATCAACTTCTGATACAAATATAAGCACAGGTTATTTACAAAACGTAAATGGTATAAAACAATTATTAGGAACATTTACAACAAGTATACTTAAATTAATACGTCCTGGCACAAGTTTAAAATTTGTTGCACCAACAGGCAAGCATTTCATGCCAGATGGAACTTTAATGGATGGTCCTGCTGATCATCTAAATTCAAGAACTTATAAATGGGTTAAAGTTGTAAGTGTAGACGGCAATGGGACATTAGTTTCAGATACAGGCGCAGGTCCTATAGTATTCAATGATGTCATACCTAGCACAGCTCAACTAGTTGAAATAAAACCATTCCTTGCTCAGAACTTAGAAGCAGATGTTAAAGTACAAATTATTGACCAAATATTTGCATACAAAACTTTTGGACTAAGATTTGATACTAATCTAGGACAATGGCGTGTAATAACAGAAAATAATCTTAATGCAAATGGAGCATTTAACACTGGTAAAACCGGCGACAATACTAATCAACAATTAGATGCTAGTTGGTTGCTTAAATTTACAAATGATGGCGAGACATATACTATTGAATCAAAAGGAAGTAGATATGTTTTTGAAAGCGACCAAGAAATAAGATTTTACTTTGATAGTAGCGACAAAATTTACAATAGTCTTACCGGTAAAATTGTTAAGGATAAGATTACAGTTTTAAATAACAATAATAAACCTGATAGCGTAAACAGTTTTACAGTAGACATGGATTGGGAAATAACACAAGAATATAGAGATGCAGAAGGCTATGTGAATAGTAAAAAAGTTGAAGTAACATTTTTTGATGATGACGATGATGGAGTAGTTGACGATCCAGAAATATTTGATGTAATAGTAGACGAAGACACTAATCCTACAACCAAATATATATTCCAGAAAAAAATACAAACTACTGACGGTGTTGATGATTATAATTATGTTGATAACAATATAGAAAAAATTATTACCAAACAGAATGTCGATGAAGTAGGAGCATTAAGTGCTTATACTGATAATCAAGTATTTTATTTTATAGATAGCGAAGTGTTTAACAGATATAATTCAACTCTAGGACGTTTAGAACTTGTAACAAATTATAGAGCTTATATTGGAAGAGATAAAATAAAATTCCAGTATATACATGCAGCTGATGATAACACACGTATAGATCCTAGTTCAAGTAATATAATAGATACATATTTGTTAACAAGATCATATGATACTAAATTTAGACAATATATTGATGGAACTATTACATCTAAGCCGCTGTCACCTTCAAGCGATAGCCTATTCCAATCTTACGGAACTGAAATTAATAAAATCAAATCATTGAGTGACGAAGTTATATATCATCCGGTAAAATATAAAATACTATTTGGTAATAAAGCTAGTTTAGATTTACAAGCATCTTTTAAAATTGTAAAAAATCCTGATCTAGTTTTAAACGATAATGATATAAAAAGTAGAGTAATTAGTGCAATTAATCAATTCTTTGCACTAGAGAACTGGGAGTTCGGAGAAACATTTTACTTCTCAGAATTATCAACTTATGTAATGAATGAATTGTCGCCTGATATAGTTACATTTTTAATTGTGCCTGCACAGGTGTCACAATCTTTTGGCGCATTATACGAAATTAAATCTGAAGTTGACGAAGTGTTTATTAGTGCAGCAACAGTAGATAATTTAGAAATTATTGATGCTGTGACAGCAACAAAAATTAGCGCGACAGGCACAATAGAAACAAACGGCGGAAATACAAATACTGGTATTCAAAGTTCTAACTATATAGCAACAAATAGCACAGATACATCAACAAGCACAAGCAGTTCAAGTAGTTCAAGTAGTTCAAGTAGTTCAAGTAGTTCAAGTAGTTCAAGTAGTTCAGGCAGTGGCGGAGGAGGCTACTAATGGCATACGATAATAATCAAAATGAATCACCGCTTCCAGCTGGCAACGACAGTATACGTAGAAAAAGCCAAGACCATTTACCTAGGTATTTTAGAACACCGTATAATACAAAATTTTTATCAAGTACATTAGATCAACTTATACAACCCGGCGTTGCTGAAAAACTAAATGGTTACCTTGGACGCAAAGTAAGCAAGGCATTTATACCTACTGACAACTACATCGGCGGCGTAACAAATGACAGAGAAAATTATCAATTTGAACCTGCAGCAGTAATTAAAGATGATTTAGGTAATGTTACGTATTACAAAGATTATAACGACTATATTAATACTGTAGGTAATTTAGGCGGATCTACTGTTAACCACAGTAGATTAAACGCTCAAGAAGAGTATGCTTGGAATCCCCATGTCGACTGGGACAAATTAACAAATTACAGAGAATATTATTGGTTACCTAATGGACCTAGTTTGTTAACAGTTGTAGGTCAAACAAAAGAAATTGTTAGCACATATACTGTTGGACTAGGAGAGAACGTAGATAATGTTACCTACGTATTTTCACCAGATGGATTGACAAATAATCCAACAATAAAGTTATATAGAGGACAAAAATATAGGTTCGAAATTGACACTCCAAATCATCCTATGGCATTTGCAACTAAGAAAAGTTTTACACCCGGTGAAGCAGTCATTGTTGAATCTACAGATGGTGTAAGAAGTGCAGGTGTTTTCGATGTTGTATTGTATGACCAAGAAGGCACAGCATACGATGCTGGCGGATTTATTGTAGATCCTATTACACAAGCTGAAGCACAAGCAAGTTTTAGAATCGGTACAGCTTCTAATTCCTCGTTAATTTATGATACTGGAGTATCAAAAGTAGATGATGACGGCAATACTGTTTCTACTGTATACATTGAAAAGGGTATAATCGAATTTACTATTCCTGATACTGCTCCAGACTCATTATATTATATTTCAAAAAATGATCCTAATACCTCTGGATATATGCAAATTTTTGATATAGAAGAAAACACAGCAATTGATGTTGAAGCAGAAATACTAGGCAAAAAAACTTATACTACAAGTAGCGGATATGATTTATCTAATGGTATGAAAGTAGAATTTGCCGGTGAAGTTACTCCAGAGAAATATACTTCAGGCCAATGGTATGTTGAAGGTGTGGGCGATCGTATACAATTAATTCAACAAGATGACTTGACAGTAAGCGGAACATTTACAGATAATATCGAAGTACAATTTGATGCTCAGGGATTTGATTTTTTTCCGTTTAGTGATGCATTAGGCTATCCAAGCAAAAAAGATTATATTGTAATCAACCGTGCAAGCAAAGATGGAAATCTTTGGAGTAGGTATAACAGGTGGTTTCATAAATCTGTAATAGAAGCAAGTAATAATTTTAGTGATAATCCATCTACACTGTTAGAAAATTCTAGAGCAAAGCGACCTATTATAGAATTTAACAAAGGTATAAAATTATTTAACTTTGGTACAAAATCAAAAATAGATGTAGATTTAATCGATACTTTTACTAAAGATGCATTTTCAACTATAGAAGGAAGTGCAGGTTATAATGTCGACGGCATAAATCTAACAAATGGTATGCGTGTGTTGTTTAGTGCAGACACAGATAACCTAGTTAACGGAAAAATTTACAAGATTAGTTTTATAAAGTTTAAAAATAATACACAAATATCTTTGGTAGAAGAAACTGACACAACCCCAGTTGCTAATGAAAATGTGTTTGTAAAGTTTGGATCTACTAACGGCGGAAAGTTTTTTACCTATGATGGTAAAAATTGGAAACTAAGTCAGCAAAAGTCTGCGGTCAACCAACAACCTTTATTCGATTTATTTGATAATAACGGAAATGCATTTGGTGATACAACAAATTATAATTCTACAACGTTTGCAGGAAATAAAATATTTTCTTATAAACAAGGTACAGGCGTAAATGATGCAGAATTAGGATTTCCTATATCTTATAGAAACATAACAAATACCGGAGATATAACTTTTAACTTTGATTTAACAGATCAATCATTCACATATCAAATAGGTACGGAATTATTTAATAAAAAAACAGATACAGGTTTTTTAAGATCATATACAACAATTGATAAATTTAGTTACGTCAATGGTTGGTTAAAAACAAATAAACTAAGCAATCAGCCAGTAATACAACAATACATTTATGATAATACAACTGATAATTTTTATATTGATGTTTATGATAATACTGATTATGTAAACAATCTTTGGCTCAGAGTATATCTCAACAATAAACTACAATTTATTAACAAAGATTATACTACTGCTACAGATGTAAACGGATTACTGTATATTACATTTACAAATTCTTTATCATTAGATGATGTTATTGTAATTAAAACAAAAAGTAAGTATCCAAAAAACAATAACGGTTATTATGAAATAGCAAAAAATATTGAAAGAAATCCGTTAAACGAAAACGTCACAGAGTTTACTCTAGGTGAAGTAAATGATCATGTTTCTACAATAGTAGAAGAAATTAATAACTTTGATGGTATATTTCCTGGACCAAGTAATTTACGAGACATAGGATCATTAAGCACATACGGCAAAAAGTTTTTAAAACACAGCGGACCTATAAATTTATCAACTTACCATTTAGTTGACAAAGATGCTAATATTATTCAAGCACTGCGATATTCTAGAAAAGAATACGGAAAGTTTAAAAGACAGTTTTTACAAACAGCTGATACCCTAGGATATGAAGGCCCAGTAAAACAGCATGTAGATAATATTTTAAATCAAATGAATAAAGATAAAACATCTAATATGCCGTTTTATTTTAGTGATATGGTTCCGCAAGGTGGCGCAGTAAAAACCAGTCACACAGTTTTAGACACAGATGAAAGATATTTTCCGTTAAGTAGTGCATTTTCAATGTCTACGTTAAGCCGGAAGGCTGTACAGGTATATTTAAATGGAAGTCAGTTGACACATGGTAAGGATTACATTTTTAACACTGAAGGATTTGTAGACGTTACTGCTACTAAAGCAGTAGACGATGTAATAGATACGTATGAATATGATAGCACTAATGCTAGTTTTATGCCACCTACTCCTAGTAAGTTAGGACTTTATCCATCATTTGAACCAAAAATATATACTGATAATACAGCTATAAACCCAGTCACTGTTATTCAAGGACACGACGGTAGCAAGTTTGTAGGATACGATGATTTTAGAGACAATTTATTATTAGAATTAGAATTACGAATTTATAATAACATAAAAATAAATTATGATACTTCTATATTAGATATTCATAGTTTTGTTCCTGGACAGCATAGAGATACTACATTTACAAGACAAGAATTAAATTATTCTATGACAGCTGATTTTATACAATGGAATGAATTAGTAGATGGAGATTACGTAACTAATAGTTCTTTCGATAGAAATAATGCATTCACATTTAACTATTCAAATACTAGATATGTAACAGGCTCAGAAAAACTACCCGGTCATTGGCGTCAAGCATATATGTATGCATTTGATACTGATAGACCGCACACAGATCCTTGGGAAATGCTAGGTTTTAGTGTCAAACCAACTTGGTGGGAAACACAGTATGGTCCTGCACCTTATACTAGAAATAACAAACTACTATGGCAAGATTTAGAAGACGGAGTTGTAAGAGAACCAAACAAAAAATTTAAAGTTTTAAACAATTATAAGCGACCGGGTCTTACAGGACATATACCAGTTGATGCTGGCGGTAATCTACTTGACCCAAATGCTTGTGGATTGTTAACAAACCTTGATTCAAGCGTAATTACAAATAATTGGGTGTTTGGTGATGGTGGCCCCGTAGAATCAGCTTGGAGACGAAGTTCAGAATATCCTTTTAGTTTAATTACTGCTTGGGTACAAAATCAGCCAAATAATATATTTGCTACTGGTTTTGACAGAGCTAGGCAAAAAAGAAATTTAGCAAATCAGATTGTTTACGGTGATTCTGCTATACCTATTAAATTAGAAAACGTTGTATTCCCAAATACTATATCTGATACAACACAGGTGTTTACAAGTGGACTTGTTAATTATATTGCAAACTATATGACAAGCAACACAGTCCAATCTTACACAGACTACAAAACAAGATTAGTTAATATTAAAAACCAAATGGGTAGTAAAATTGCAGGCTATTCAGATAAGAAAAAGTTTAGATTAATATTAGATTCTAGATCGCCAACTAATGAAGGTAACGTTTTTGTACCAGACGAAAATTATAATCTAATCTTGAATACTAGTAGTCCTATAAAAACAATTAGTTATAGTGGTGTAATAATTGAAAAACAAGCAGATGGATATATAATCAGAGGCTATGATAATTTTCAGCCTAGCTTTACGTATTATAGAAGGATTGTACAACAAAATGATCCTGTAATTAACGTAGGAGGAATATCAGAATCATTTGTAAATTATTCAAGTGGTAGTTCATATACAGTTGGACAAATTGTAAAACAAAATAATAGTTTCTTTAGGGTAACTGAGGCTCATACTAGCGAAAATAATTTTGACATTAGTAAATTTGCTGGTATACCTGAATTACCGCTAGTTGGCGGTGCGGTGGCTACTATGCCACGTATATTTGAAATTACTGCAAGTACTTTAAATTATGGTGATAAGCTATACACGTTACAAGATGTTGTTGATTTCTTATATGGCTACGGAAAGTATCTTAATGAGTTAGGATTTGTATTTGAAGATAGGATTCCTAATTCAAACGAAGTATCAGATTGGGCTACTAGCACAAAACAATTCATGTTCTGGACCACACAAAATTGGGCTGCAGGTACATTAATTACAATAAGTCCAGGTGCAAATAGATTAACTCTACAGTCTAGTTACAGCATCGTTGATAATATATATGATACGTTTTATGGTTATAGTTTACTTAAAGGTGATGGTAAAAAATTAAATAGTGAATTTATACGTATTTCAAAAGGTGTTGAAAACCAATGTACTGTCACTGTTGTAAATTCGGCAGACGGTATATTTGCAGCAAGATTTCCTTTAGTACAAAAAGAACATGTTTTAATTATAGATAACAAGACTGTATTTAATGATGTAATATATGACCCTGCTGCAGGATATAGGCAGGAAAGAATTAAAGTATTAGGTTATAGAACAGACAATTGGAACGGAAGTCTTAACATACCAGGATTCATTTACGACAATGCAGTTGCAACAGAATGGGAAGCCTGGAAAGATTATACAATAGGCGACTTAGTAAAACACAAAGAATTTTATTATAGTTCGGACAAAAAAATCGCAGGAACACAACTGTTTGAAGCAAACAGTTGGAACAGACTTAATAACAAACCAACACCGGGGTTATTAACAAACTTTGATTACAAAATTAATCAATTTAGTGATTTTTATGATTTAGACAGCGACAATTTTGATGTTGAACAGCAAAAATTAGCACAACACTTAATTGGATACCAAAAGCGTCAATATTTAGAAAACATTATCAATGACGACGTCAGTCAATACAAATTTTATCAAGGATTTATTTTAGATAAAGGATCCAAAAATTCCTTAACTAAATTATTTGATGCACTAGCAAGTGCAGACCAAGAAAGTTTAGACTTCTTTGAAGAATGGGCAATCAAAGATGGTCAGTATGGTGCTTCCGAAAGTTTTGATGAAGTTGAATACCTATTAGACGAAAAGAAATTTGTAAGCGATCCGCAACCAATTTTGCTTACAAATAACGTTACAGGTTTAGAAACAGATTTAGTTTATAGAATTCAAGGTTATGAAACTTATTTAAAAACAAATAATTATGATCATTCACCATTCCCTGCAAAATATATTAATAAGGGTTATACAAAGGATGCAGGCTATGTAAATCCACAAGATGTTAATGTTGTAATTTCAAAATATGACGAAATTGTAAACAAATCCTTTAGTGATATTGATAATCAAGATTATATATGGGTAGGAAACTACAAACAAGATTGGTCAGTGTTCCAGCATGTGCAGACTGACTACGTAATAGAAAAAGTAGAATCTGGTACTAATGAATTTACATTAGTAGTAAATGCTACTCCTTTAGATATTAATACAGGAGATGTGCTAGGAATATACAATGTATTAATTAAAACATATGCTCCGGGGGCATTTGATAGCACTCAAACATTGACACAAACACTTGCTCCTATTGAAGGATTTTTTAAAGTTAAATCAGTTTCTCTTAATAAAATTGTACTAGAGTCTTCGGACAGTGTTGAAGATGTAGAAGAGTGTGAAGGTAAATTAAGTAAATTTATAAGTGTTAGAACATCTAATTTATTAGAAGCAAATACTTTAGCAGAACAAGAAATAAGTCAAGATGAAAAACTTTGGATTGACGATGCCGGAAACGGAAAATGGGCTGTTTTACAAAATACAAATAAATTTACAGTACAGCAAGAATTATCTAATACTGAACTTGGAGACGGACATAAGTTTGGTAGTGCAATAGCAGTTGATAGTAGAAATGTTAAAATTGCTGTAGGCTCACCTGACTTCGACGATGGAAAGGTATACATTTACAATAGAGCAAGTAATGCCTTGAATTACAATTTGTATCAGGTTTTAGAGCCTGACGAAAATATTGCAAGCGCAGGACAAAAATTTGGATATAGTGTAGCAATGAGCGATGATGCAAAATACATTATTGTAGGTGCACCAAATGCTTCTAGTGTAAAAACTAATTTTAAAAACGGATTTGCTACAAACACTGATTATGCTGCTGGCGACATAGTAAGTTTAAATGATAGCCTATGGCAGGCAGATAACGCAATTCTTGGTGCAGTAGATAACATTACCTTTAATAGTTTTGATAGTGTTGCACAGATCAACTACACTTTAAACAATTATTCGCAAGATGCAGAAGATATACCTATAATACTTACAGGTGATTATCCGTTTAAAAATATTACAACTGATCACTTTTTACTTAGGGCACCAAAAAGTATGTATGATGGATCAGGAGTAGGTGATCAAATATATCTAAGATGGAATAGTTTGGCAAATGCAAACCAAGCACAAATTAATTTAGTAGAGAGATCACCATTTGATGGTTCAGTGCCATATCTTTCAAAAGAATATTTAGAGTCAGAGCATACTATTAGTAAGAAAATAGATGCCATATTATATGTTGACGCATCTAATAACATTCCTAATATAGGCGACACAGTTACTACACAAGGAGCAACTGGAACAGTAGTCTATACACACAACGAATCTGCTCAGTTGACGATTTATGTAAATGATATAAACGGAGAATTTCCTTTAGGAAACAGTCTGTTTATTGACGGTAACGATTTTGTAGGTGAATACGAAAGAATAGGACCGAGTGAAGAAATAACCACAGCAGATTCTTGGGGCGGATATTGGTTTGTACAATCTAGTAATCCTTATGCAATAACTGATACAAATTTTGACACTGGCAACGGCTTGGTATACACAGATTTTGTATCAGTGAATGACTTAGCAACTGATAGCACTTTAGACGGATATTATTACCAAAGTTTAGATTACAGTACAAACGTACAAGACAGTGAAAGTGTAATTAATAGTTATATACAGACATTAAGTTTTACAGGAACCCCAGGCCCGTTAGGAACTTCAGATCCAATAATTAGTACTAAATTTGTTATAAGAGCACCTAAAGAGTTATCAGATACTGCACAAGTAGGCGATGATTTTAATTTATACCTTAATAACTTGAATGATATTGTTACTACAATTACATTAGATAATGCAATTACAGTAGGTGCAGGTGAAATAATAACACAGCAGGTTACAGGTGCAACAGCAGTTATAAAAGAAAGTGTAACGAATGGTACAGTAATTACTATAGATACTATTACAGGATCTTTTGATGCTGTAAATTTACTTACGTTTAGTGCTTCGGGTGCATTAGGTGTAAAAATTAATGTACTTCCGGTAATTGATGCGCTAAAAGATCCAAGCACTATAGGATTGAGTTTTGCTGTAACAAACCAAGAGCATACAATTGATGATATATGGGACGGATATATCAGTTATGAAAACACTAAAGGTTTAGATGGTTTACCTTTTGAACCTATTATAGGTCAAAGAGTGCGTGATGTTTCTACTAATGCAACTGCTGAGGTTGCTTTTTATCAAAGAAGTCTTAACGATGTAACAATTTTTGTAAAAGATGTTGTTGGTAATTGGAGTAAAGGTAATCAGTTTGGAAATAATGCAGAAATAGAATTTTTACCTTATGCCCCTGGCCCAAATCCAGATAATTATGGTAGAGTAGGAATTTATACTATTCCGCGTATTATGGGACAAATACAACGTGTTAGTTTAGGAAACGCTACAGCAGGTATAGGTAAACTATTTGTTGTAGACACAGGCGCAAATATAACACCTCCAAATGGAGATTTTAGAACAGTTTCGCAATTGGGTGCAACTGTAACAAATAATGCACTGACTGGAGACTTTGCATTTTTAAGTCCTGATAACAACTTTGAATATTGGATTTATAAACAAACAGTAATAAACGGAATACCAAGAACAGCAAATACACCTGCCAGCGATAATCTTGATTGGACAGAGGTATATAAAATTCCAACAGCGTCAGGAGGAAGTGTAGGAACTCCATTTACAAATGAAGGAATATATTATATATACCAACAGAATAATGCCGGTAACTATGTCAGTTTAGGCAGTTATGTAGGATCTGAAAGACAAGATAATAATTATTTAGGTTCTCGAGTAGAAATTAGCAAAAATTCTAATGATGTATACAGAGGTTTTATAAGTGCGCCAGCATCGAACACAGTAAATGATCCAGGAAGAATATATTTCGTAAAATATGGAACTGAAAATAATATTTTCTATAACTGGGAATATTCAAAAAATAAAAATTACAAAGGAGTATTCAGCGAATCAACAAATTATTTTGTTGGTGATATTGTTTCTATTGGAAATACCTTGTACAATGCTACTACAAATATTATAGCAGGAACATTTAATAATTTACAATGGGATAGTACAGATGACCTAATTGACTATGTAGGTTATGTTCCAAACGATACTGGTGTAACAATAATTTCAGACAGTAGTGATGATATTAGCACAGTATTAGATCAAGGATCTATGTATGATTATGCAAATAGCTTTGATTTGACACCTGATGGCGAAGTACTAATTGTCAATGCCAAGTACGGTAATGATAAACCAAACTTAGTAGTTGTATACAGAATACTTAACGGACAATATAGACGTTCACAACAAATTGCTGCTCCTAGTGGGACAGAAAGTTTCGGCGACGATATTGCAATAAGCACAGACGGCAAATTAATTGCAATAGCAACACCATCAGATGATAGTAATAAAAATAATCAAGGAAAAGTTTATATATATAAACAGGTAGATGGAGAATTTACTTATTTACAAACATTAATGAGTCCTAGCAATACAACTTCTCAATTTTTTGGTAATAAAATAGACTTTGATGGATCAAGGTTAATTGTAAATGCAAAAAATGGTGACAATTGGACTGACACAACATTTGATACATTTTCTACTCCTATTGATGATAGTTATATACTAGATAAAACTAGTCAGAAGAACCTGGTGTCTACAACTTTTGATAACGAATTTACAACATATAAAAAATATTATGAACAGCAAGGTTCGGTATACGTTTATGAAATAATAAATGACGGTTTGTTATATGCCCAACAATTACAATATCAAACAGATGACAGCAGTTTAAGCGATTTTGGAAATAATTTTAAACTTAAAAATAATCATGTTTATGTTGGCTTACCTAAAACAAGTGTAAATTCAGTTTATACTGGAGCAGTAGTTGATTTTAGAATTCCTGATAATAAAAATATATGGGAGTATTTAAGACAACCAAAAGATACTGTTGATATTAGTAAGATCAAACGTGCAATTTTATATAACACAAAAACAAATAAATTAGTAACATATCTAGATTATTTAGATCCTGTACAAGGAAAAGTGGCAGGTCCTGCAGAACAAAACTTGACATATAAAACTTATTATGATCCTGCCTATTATTCTGTAGGGGGAAGTAATGTTACAGTAATGCCAAGTGCTAGTTGGGGTAAAGAACAAGTCGGAGAATTGTGGTGGAATTTAACTAATGCAAAATATTTAAACGCCTACCAATCAGATGTAATTTTCTCGGCAAACAACTGGAATAGTTTGTTTGAAAGCAACACAATAGATGTATATGAATGGGTAGAATCTACAGTGCTACCTAGCGCCTGGAATAGTCTAAGTGATACTGAAGAAGCTCAAGAACAAGGAATAGACGGTGTAAGTTTGTATGATGATACAGTTTATTCTACAAGACAGACCTATGATAGCATAAGTGGTAGTACAACAACAAAATATTATTTCTGGGTAAAAAATAAACGTACAACACCTGACGTAGAATTTAGAACAATATCTTCTTTTGATGTTGCAAATTTAATTAGAGATCCTAAAGGTCAAGGATACAAATTTGCAGCTTTAATTTCACCAGACAGCTTTACAATATATAATTGTGAAAGTCTACTAGAAAATAAAGACATTGCATTTAGTTTACAATATTGGACAATAGATAATCAAAATATCAATATACATAATCAATATCAAATCGTTACAGATGGATTAGCATCTAGTGTTCCTAACAGAGATATTGAAAGAAAATGGTTTGATAGTTTAGTAGGATACGACGAACAAAGCAAACAAGTTCCTGCACCCGATTTATCTCCAAAACAAAAATACGGAATACTTAATTCGCCTAGACAAAGTTGGTTTGTAAACAGTGCAGAAGCACTCAAACAGGTTATTGAAAGAGTAAACAGTGTATTAAAAGAAAACTTAATTATAGACAACAAAGATCTTACTTTAATAAAAGCGGCAGATCCTAAGCCTAGTGCAGTTGGCAGAACGTTTGATACAACAGTTGATACTGTAGCGGATTTAGAATTTATAGGAGTTGCAAAAGCAACACAAGCAACAATGTCTTTGGTTGTTACTGATGGTGTTATTACTAGAGTAGATGTAGTTAATCCTGGACGCGGATATCTTGTTGCACCGACATACAAAATATCAGGCACAGGGTCGGGTGCAGACTTAAAATTTACTATAAACAATTTAGGTGTTATTACTAATGTAGAAATAATAAATGGCGGAAAAAATTATTTAGATACTGATACTATAACAATTAGAAAATATACTGCTCTTGTAAGCAACGATGAAACCATTTTAGGAAAATGGGCATTATACGAAAGAGATAGTGTAGCTAGGACTTGGCAACGAATAGCAAGTCAGTCATATGATGTTAGTTTGTTTTGGGATTATATAGATTGGTATGCAACAGGATATAATCAGTTTACAGAAGTAAAAAATGTTATTGACGGAGCTTATCAATTACAAAGTATAGATGATAATATCGGAGATATTGTAAAAATTAACAATGTAGGCACAGGTGGTTGGCTTATATTAAGAAAAATAGCAAACCAATCTAACGTTGATTACACAGTAAACTATGAAACTATAGGTAGACAAAACGGTACTATTTCATTTAAACCTACTCTTTATGATACAAGATTAAGTGCAACCGGTTTTGATATTATAAGTTTTGATTCACAATTCTTTGATAGTGTTCCTAGCATTGAAAGTAGAGCAGTTTTAAACTTTATAAAACAAAGTCTTTATACAGAAGAATTAGCTATCGAATATAATAAATTATTCTTTGCAAGTTTACGCTATGTGTTTAGTGAGCAAAATAATGTCGATTGGGCATTTAAGACTAGCTTTGTAAAAGCAAAACATAATGTTGGACAACTACGCGAGGACTTAACATTTAACAATGACAGTCTTCCTAGCTATCAAAGATATCTTGAGGAAGTAAAACCATTTAAAACTAAATTACGTGAATATTTAAGTGCTTATGAAAAGATAGAAAATAGCCAAAGTAGAATTACTGATTTTGACTTACAACCCGGCTTTAATTCAATTACAAAAAATATAGAACCACAAAATGTTAAAGTAGTAGGTGATACGTTAATAGGTATAGATGACGATTTAGCAACATATCCTTTTAAGAACTGGACAGATAATGTAGGATTTAAAGTTGTAGATATACAAATTGCTGATGGCGGATCTGGGTATACTCAGGCACCTGTTATAAAACTTACCGGTGGCGGCGGGTCAGGTGCTAAAGCAATAGCAAAACTAGGAGCAAATGGACGAGTATCGAGTGTAGAAGTTACAAATAAGGGAAGCGGATACATAACAGCACCTACGTTAACACTTACAGGTGGCATATCAGAAACAGGCAAAAATGCAAAACTTAGTACTATATTAGGAGACGGATTAACACGTGGAATAAAAAATGTAGTAAAATTTGATAGAGTAAGCGGAGATTATTCTATTACTACAATCAACGAAACAGAAACATTTACTGGCACAGGATCCAAATACGTATATGAATTAAAATGGCCTATGGATCTAAAAAATACAAATGTTACTGTAACTGTAAACAACATAGAACTTTTAAGAAGTGAATATACATATAAAAATTTAGCAAATACAGCAAAAAGTTATACTAGATATCACGGACAAATTATTTTATCTGAGCCTGTACCTGTGAATACAAATATTGTAATTGCATATAAAAAAGCAGTAAACTTATTAACTGCACAAGATAGAATAAACATTGCATATGATCCTGCAACAGGACAGTTTGCAAAAGATTTATCACAACTTATGGATGGTGTTGACTATGGTGGCGTTCAAGTTAAGAGCTTTGACTTTGGCGGACCAACCGGTTGGGATACTGGACCTTGGTTTACAAGTGAATATGATACTTATGACCTTACTTACGAAGATGAAGTTTTTGAGTTAGATGGTAGTACAATTAGCATTACACTTACTAGTCCTTTAGAAAGCGGAGTTGTTTATAATTTATATAAAAATGGAGTTAGATTAGATGATCCGGATTGGGTAAATGACAGTTCAACATTTGCAAATCCAAACGCAATAATGCGTTCTATAACAGGCGATGGCGTACAAACAATAATTGAATTAGATGAATTAGGTATTCCGACAGCAGCTGATGATAAGATTGTTATACGAAAGTCAACGAGTGACGGTAGCTTCCTTCCAGTACCAGGCAGCTATGATACACTAATCGAAGGTGGACAATTAGATTATACTTCTGCACAAGGTATTCTAGCAGAAGAAATTAACATTGACGGAGACGGGTTTGCGACTGTTGCTAATAGTGGAGGCCCTGATGAACAACTACCTGGTAGAGTTTTTGACACAGTAGATATAAAGGTTTATGAAAGACCAACTAGTGGGTCAAGCCAAATACACAGTCGTAATTATATAGGAGACGGTGTTACTACAGAATTTGGAATAGGAACAGATCCTATTTTAGATAAGAATGTATTTGTAAAAATTAACAACGTCATACAAACAGCATACACTATAGATAATACAACAGACAAAGTAAAATTTACAACTGCACCTCCTGCAAATTCAAACATAAACATTGTGACACTTGACTATAGTGGAACAAATATTCTAGACTTAGACGAGTTTGTGTCTGATGGAAGTAGTGCTGATTTCCTAACTAACGTTACATATACAAATAATTTAAGCAGTTTAGTTACAATAGACGGAAAGCGTGTAGAGCATGTACTTACAAAAAGCAACTCAACATATGCTGCGGAAAATAGAATTGTTATTAGATTCTCCGAACCACCAGTTGCAGACGCAGTAGTTAAGTATGCAATATTTGAAGGTGAAATACAAAACTTTAGTGCAGTTACTATAGATGAATTTACAGCAGACGGAAGCACTCAACCTGTGTTTGATTTAACGCAAACTCCTTTCACACAAAAACCCTATGAATGGTTTACTATTGTACAAGTAAATGATACTATATTAAATGCTGGATATTCACAAAAATATACTATGACTGATAGTAAGGAATATCAACTTAAATTATGGCAAGTTCCTACCGGAAGCCTACGAGCAGGACAATTAAGAATTTATCTTAACGGCCAAGAACTTACTTACATACAGGATTGGTCATTCACAAGCTCAGGACAGTTTAATCTTGCATTAGATGCTGATGAACAATCGGGTAGTGCAATATTATTAAATGCAAACGTAGGTTCTCCAGGAGACATTTTAAGAGTCTATGTTGTTGGACTAGAAGATAGCACAGCCAGTGGAGGCGATTATAGATATGGATATTATGATAACGATAACAATTTTGTAGAAGATACTAGTAAGTTATACATTTATTCAACATTGAATGACAATGATAAAATTAAAGTGTACCAATTTAGTAATCACGATAGCCAAGGCATAGAAAGACAGAACTTAGATGTTGTTGAGCGTACATTACTATCACCAGGTGTAAACGCAGGCAGACAAGTTTTTGTCCTTGATGGCAGCACTGCAAATTTAAATCTAAATCCGGCACTAACAACAAGAAAAAATTATGCTGTATATTTGAATAATGTTAGAATTGATGATCCTAATTACAATACACCACAACAGGTTAATAATAATGCAATAATACAGACAATATTTGGTGCAGAACAAACAGTTTTAGATTTACAAGTGCTAGGAGTTGCAACAGTAACAGATGATGTAATTGAAATAGTCGAACTTGGTGCTTCTATAACACCAGACGACGGTACATCTGATTGGTACGAATTAAGACAGCTTAGGGCAGGATATGTTAACTTACAAAGCCCGGCAGTTGATGACCAGTACGTTTGGGTAGTCAAAAATGGTAAGTTATTAGATCCTTCTGTTGATTATGTTATAACACCAAACAAAATGCGTATTAAATTAACAGACACTCTTAGCGAAAATGATACTATAGAAACATTTCATTTTGCTAAAGAAAGTTTAAAAAATAAATTTGGGTGGCGCCAGTTTAAAGATATTTTAAATAGAGATATCTATAAAAGGCTAGACGGAGCACAAAATTACAAATTGGCCGAACCTCTGAATTACAATGATAAGGTAATTGTTGTAGAAAATAGTACTAATTTACCAGACCCGGTACCAGGATCGAGATACCCTGGGGTCTTATTTATAGACAATGAACGTATAGAATATTTTAGAAAAAGTGGAAATATTCTTACACAACTTAGAAGAGGAACATTAGGGACTGGAGTAAAATCTACATATCCTGAAGGAACAGAATTTTATGATCAGAGTAGAACTGCTTCGATGCCGTATAAAGATGAAATAATTACATCTACATTTACTGCTGATGGCACTAGTAGTACATATGAACTTGATTTTACACCTGCTAGTGTAAATGAGTTTGAAGTTTTTGTAGCTGGCCGCAGACTTAGAAAAACAACACTAGAATCATACCAGCTAGATACAAATTTAAGAACAACATATGCAACATCAACTGAGGTAATAAGTCAAGATAGTCCTGAAGGTGATATTACATTACCGGCAGAATTTAGTATTACAGGCAGTAATTTGGTATTGCTTGAGACACCCGGAGAGAATCAGAAAGTAATAATAGTGCGTAAACAAGGTAGACTTTGGAATGATACAGGAATAGCGTTAAGTAATGCTGATAGCGATATTAGTAGATTCTTGAGATCCACAACAGTTGACTTACCCTGATAAATAACACAGTAGGACATAAAAATGAATGATAATCTAAAAGAAAAAAATGGTATACTAATAAAGGGTCACATAAAGATATTTGATCCTGAGACTAAAGAAGTATACATTGATAAAAATAATGCTATTCATTACGAAAATATGAGTATAGCGTTAGCCGACAGTGTCGGAAATAGAGGTAATGGCTGGATTTACGAAATGAGTTTTGGTAATGGCGGTACAAGTGTGGATCCTACTGGTATTATTACTTACTTGACGCCTAATTCTACAGGAACAAATGCAAGTTTATACAACCAAACTTATACTAAGATTGTAGATGATAACAGCGTAAACAACACTGATCCAGTAAGAAATAAAATTGAAACACGTCACGTAAGTGGTACGAATTATACTGATGTTCTCATAACTTGTTTGTTAGATTACGGTGAACCTAGCGGGCAGGATGCATTTGATACAGCAACTGATCAGAACAGTTTATATGTATTTGATGAACTAGGACTAAAGGGTTATAATGCAAGCGGTACAGGAAATTTACTAACACATGTTGTATTCCATCCTGTCCAAAAAAGTTTGAATAGATTAATTCAAATCGATTACACTGTTAGAATCCAAAGTCTTGCTGGTACGGTTGGGGAATAATAGATGGCATATACAATAGCATATACAGACCAAGCAAACAAAGGAACAATTACAGTTGAAGATAATACTGTCAACACAATAACTTCTTTAGGATTACCTGGTAGAAATACCACTGCATATGGTACAACTATTGCTACAAACTTTTTACATTTATTAGAAAATTTTGCAAGTGCAACTGAACCAGCAACTCCAGTAGAAGGACAGTTATGGTATGATACAACTCCTGGCGTAGAACAATTAAAGGTATATGACGGGACAAATTGGGTAGCAAGTGGCGGACTTAAAAAGGCAACTACAGCACCTCAAGCAGGACAAAGTTTAATCGGAGATCTTTGGGTAGATACAGATAATCAACAATTATATTTGTTTAGTGGTTCAGGATGGGTATTAGTAGGTCCTAATTTTAGTGACGGTTTAGTAACAGGTGCAACACCTGTAACTATAACAGGCACAGACGATGTAACATACAATGTTTTACAAATTGAAGTAGATGCTAAACCAGTGGCGCTTATAACAACACAAAGTTTTACACCGAAAGTTGTTATTCCAGGATTCAGTACACTTAATCCAGGATTTAATTTAAGTGCAAATAATATTACAGGAGATGGTGTTCCGAAATTTTATGGAACAGCTGAAAAGGCTGAAGGATTAATTGTAAGCGGAAATACTATTGCAGCTGGAAACTTTCTAAGGGGAGATGTTACAAGTACAACAGCATTTCCTATTAATGTACAAAACAATACAGGAATTAACTATGGTATAAATGCTGAAATGAATATTGGCGTTGAAGGAAATGCAGGAATATTCCAACATAACATTGCTGGTTCATCTATGGACTTCAAAGTAAAGAATGATGGCGTACTTAAAAATGTTCTTAGATTAGATAGTGACTTGAAAATCGGCATTAACAATGTTGCTCCTGATCAAGAATTAGATGTGACAGGTAACATACAAGCAAGCGGACTTATAAACACTACTTCGACTGTAAATAGTTCAACATTTGCTAATGGCAGTATTAGAACAACAGGCGGTTTGGGTGTAGCACTGGATACTAATATTGGAGGCAAACTAAATGTAACTGGTATAACAACCACAAGAAATATAGTGCCAAACGAAAATAACACAAAAGATATTGGTAGTACAACTGCAAAATATGCAAGGATGTATGCAACAACTTTTATTGGTAATGTTACAGGTAACGTAAGCGGTACAGTTTCAGGTAGAGCAGGAAGTTCAGATAGATTAACTAGTGCAACAACTTTTAGGTTTGCAGGAGATATAACAGCTGCTGATACAGTTTTCGACGGACAAACAGGCGGAACATTAAAAGTGTTTAACACAAGTATTAGTAACGATATTGTTGCTGGTAAAACAAATGTTCTGTCTTCTCAAGCAGATGACGAACTACTAATTAACAGAACATCGGGCGATACTGGACTTAAAAAGATTAACAGAATTAATTTGTTCAGTGCAATACAAGGATTAACACCAGTAGGAACTGTAGTTCCTTTTGCAGGAGGTGCCGCACCTGTAGGTTGGTTAATATGTGATGGTACAGAAGTTTTGATAAGTGCCTACGGACAGTTACATAATGTAATTGGTACTACATACAAAGCATCACCTACTTCAGGATATTTTGCACTTCCTGATTTACGTGGTAGATTTATATTAGGTGCTGATAATATGGGCGGGACAAGTGCTGATATTGTTACATCAACTTCTGCAGATGTTATAGGGTCAAAAGATGGTGCAGAACAAGTTACAATAACAACAGAAAACTTGCCTGAACACGAACACGATCTTAGAGGTGATAGCGGCGATCAATACTATGCAATTAGAGATGTAAGCGGTACGCCCAATGATAATGACGCAATCATTTATGATGCACCAACAGGAACAGGTGCTGGTCAAGCCTATCCTGCAAGCGGTGGCATATTGACAGAAGAGAGCGTAGGGCAAGCAATAAGTGTTATGAATCCATTTATGACAATGAATTTCATAATTTATACTGGAGGGTAAGAGTAGTGAGTTATAGACTAAACAGAACAGATGGTGAATTACTAGTAGACCTAACTGATGGTATACTTGATTTAACTACTACTGACTTAACTTTAATTGGAAAAAATTACAAAGGCTTTGGCGAATTCTTAAACGAAAATTTCATTGCCCTTTTAGAAAATTTTGCATCAACATCTCAACCTACAAATCCTATGGTAGGACAATTATGGTATGATAAACAAGATGCAAGGTTAAAAATTTATGATGGTACAGTCTTTAGACCTGCTACAGGAAGTGTTGTAAGTAGTACTCAACCTAGTAACCTTAATAAAGGCGATATTTGGATTGATAATGAAAATAATAAATTATACATTTGGGACGGATCTGAACTTACCCTTATAGGACCTGAATATAGTGCCGGACAAGGAAAAACAGGATTTGAAGTAACAAGTCAATTAGATGCAACTGATGTACAACGCACTATATTAAAATTATTTTTAGGCGGCACACTTGTTGGTATATTTTCACCTGAAACATTTTATATTTTACCTGAATATTCTATAGCAGGATATCCACAAGTTGTTGGTGATTCACAAAATAGACAATTATTAGAAAAAGGTTTTAATGTAGTCAACAGCGGATTTTTCTATAGAGGAACAGCAACTAGTGCTAAAGGACTTGTTGATGATGCAGGTATTGTTAGAGCTGCTGAAAACTTTATACCCACAGATGCAAATGGTGCAACTACAGGTAGTTTAAAAATTAAAAACAGTGCAGGACTTAGTGTTGGGGTCGGTGAAACTGAATATGCAATTTTAAAAATTGCTGGAACCACAACAACATTAGAAACACAGGCTAGTAATGAAGATCTTGCACTTAAGGTTAGATCCGGAAGTAGTTTCTTGCCTGCTGTTTATGTAGATACTAGTGAAAAATATGTAGGCATTTGGAAATCTAATCCAGCGTACAGTTTAGATGTAACAGGAGATGGTAGATTTACAAGTAATCTTACAATTGGTGGCAACTTACTAGTTGAAGGTGACACAACGTATTTGAATACAAGTACGCTAAGGGTTGAAGACAAAAATATTGAATTAGGACTATTAGATGACAGTACCGAAGGTGATGATACAACTATAGACGGTGGAGGAATTATTTTAAGGAGCTCCAACGGTAGTAAAGATTGGACATGGGAGCAAGCAACCAATAGTTTTACTTCTAATGTTGATATTGATCTAGAAGAAAATATAGGAAATGCAGATCCGTCTTATAATATAGGTGGTACAAGTATTTTAACTAAGACTACACTTGGTAGCACAGTTAATAATGCATTAGGACTTACAAGGGTAGGTACACTATCAGAACTTACTGTTGATGATATAAGTTTAAACTCTGCAACAATTACAAGATTAAATGGTACTGGACTTAATATTGTAGCAGGCGGCGATATTACTATTGATAGTCAAAATATTACAGGACTAGCTGAACCTTCTGCAACAACAGATGCAGCAACAAAAAACTACGTTGATGTAGAATTATATAGTAAAGATGTAATTATATCCTTTGATATAACAGGATTATCGGATCCTGCTGTTGTTGGTTCAGGTGACGGTCCAAAAAATAGTATTGCTACATTGTTAGAAAATATGCAGTCTGCAAGCAACTATCAAACAGGAACGTCAGCATACGTAATGGCAACTTCATATACAGGATCAACAGTTTCTGGTATTACTGTTGATATTACAACTAGTCCGGATACATCTGGGGTACTTACCAAGTCTAGTATTGCAGTAGATAAAGACAATGTAAGCAGTGCTGAAACAGTAATTCAAGATATTAGCCAAAGTAACGATGCAAGCGGTGTCGCTACATTAACAGCTATAAGATATCTTTACGAATATACAGTATCTGGAGCTACATGGACATTTGTACGTAGAACGCTACAGACAGTAACATAATGACAAAAGCGATAAATAAACATATAGGGGTAATACATGTCATATACAATTAACAGATATAACAATGTTCAGCTAACAGTTGTAGAAGATGGTACTATAGACCAAACTACAGACTTAAAACTAGTAGGTAAAAACTATGCTGGATATGGAGAAATACAAAACGAAAACTTTGTATTTTTACTTGAAAATTTTGCAGGTGGAAATCAACCACCTAAAGCACTAAGTGGTCAAATTTGGTTCGATACTAGTAATAGTAAACTAAAATTTTATGATGGAACAAAATGGAGAACTACTGGAGGAGCCGAAGTAAGCGCAGATACCCCTGCTGGCCTTGCTTTAGGTGACTTTTGGTGGGATACAGGCAACGAACAGTTATATGCATACAACGGCACTTCTTTTGTACTAGTAGGACCACAAGGTGTTGGTGATACAGTAACACAGTTCCAGAGTGCTAATATTAGAGATACAGGTGGCACATCTAGACCAGTTATTAAGTCAATAATTAACGATGAAGTCATACATATTATTAGTGCCCAAGAATTTACAATCGGTACAGAAGATGCATCTTCCTATCCAGGATTTGATGTTGTTAGACAAGGTTTAACTCTTAAGAATACTATAAACTCAACAGGTGGTGTTACATCGACAGGACACAGGTTCTGGGGTACAGCTTCCAATGCTTTAAAACTAAATGGCATTGATGCAAGTAATTATGTAGTATCTACTCCAGGATCAGCAACAGAATTTACTACACTAGTTGAATTTTCAGATTTAGGACTTACTGTAGGTAACACAAACGACTTAGCAATTAAAATTGTAGACGATAATAAAGGATTAATTGCAAACTCTT